TGCCGTTGTTGTTCCATATGCCTGTATGCCGGCCGGTTTCGCCTTTAGGATGGCGGCGGCAATATCCGCGGTTGCTCCTCCGTAAACAATACTCTCGAATGAATTTGCGGGCCTCCCGGCTCCGTCCGTTGCGTTTCCGGAGTTTTCAATAATGACAACACTTTGAACATCGGGAACATCGTTTAAAATGGTTGCTCTGATCCCATTAACGGATGAGGATAAACCATTTGCCCCAATATCTGCATGGCGGTCCCTTAATTCTTTGTCCGTTTCCATATCCTGGCCGCCTGTTGCCGCGGTTGGGTTATTTACTGCGCTCAACCCCGCAACCGGTGTATTTATTACCGTAATTGTGTTAGCTGGAACATTGCCCGCCAATCCGGCAACGGTAGCCTCAACGGTTGTTGAAATGATGCCGTTATTGTCTGAATCGGTTGCATCTGCGGTTGTTATAAACTCAATATCTCCCGCCGTTGCCACAATCAACCCGGCCGCGATGGTTGCGCCTGGAGTAACCGTTAAATCAACCGGAGCCGTCGCTTTTGTCGCTTGCAATCGGACTATACCGGAGTTTTTAACAACATAATCCAATGCGATGCCCTCCGCGCTATCAACGGAGCCGGATAAATAAACGGCCTCGGCCAATTCGTTTTCCTCCGCTCTCGCGTATGCCTGGAGCCTAATGAATTTTCCTAATGGGCCGTTTTCGCCTAAATCGGCATTATCTCCAAACAATTCCCGCGCGGTTTGTTCCAACTCATCTAAATAATCATCGTATGTCTTTTTAATAAAACCCTCCGCGGTTAACATTAAATTTCAACCTCCCCTTGTACCGTTTCCCCGGTTTTTTTAACTACTTCAAATTTTACCGCCAATTTTCGATTTAATCTATCAAAATCTAAATCTATACTCTCTATCCGGTCAACATCCTCATGCTGAAAAATGGCCTCGCTTATAATATCAATGGAATCATCGCGGTTATACTTTTGACCCAATATGTCGAACCGCCTTAAACCATTTTCCACATTTAAAAACCATTCCCCGGCATTCGTGCTTAAAATTTCGGCAACGGATTGTATAAATTCATCCTCATCATAAACTAATGCCAAATTATTTTGGCCATCTAAAGGAATATCTCCATCGACAACTTTAAAGTTAAACATTATAACGCCCTCCCATTAACCTTAAAATTTGTACAGGTAACTTCAATATCATCATTTGCCGCATTTAAAACGATCTTGGAGTTTCCGTTTTTCTTACCAATAACCAAATCCCCCGGATTGCTCGCCGGTAATGGATCATCCGTATATAAATTAATGCCGCACACAACAACGGCATCATCCATTGATAACATCCGTTGGGATGTTGTGGCATCACCGCCGCGCATAATTCCGTCAATATCACGTTGAACGAATACAACCAAAACAATATCCCCAACCTGGTACGGAACCCTAATATAAAAATCCTCTGTTTGCTGGATGCCAACCGGGACATCAATAATTAAATCCCCATCCGGTAATAATGTAACATCCGCGGACATGGCCGCCGGATCAAAACGCTCAATTTGTCCTAACATACAAGTATTTAACCCGGCAACCATATCTTTTTTGTATTTTTTAAAAAATTCCTTTGCCTCGTTCATACTCCATAAACCTCCAATTCCGTTATAAATTCGCCGCCATCGTGTTTGCCCGCGGCAACTCTGAATTTACCGTTTGCGGATAAAGATTTAATGTGTATAATGCTATCTGTTTTAATCCTATGGTTTAGTAAGCATTGGACCTTATAGCCGTTTAACGTTCGGCTCTTGTCCACTTCCTCAACCGTTACTTTCTTTTTCTTCTTTCCGTTAACAGTTTCATATTTTACCGTTGTTTTGTTTACCTTGTAACTTTCATCCTTTGAGTACGGCGTTGGCGTTTCAATTAACCCGCTGGTTTTATCTAATAAAATATTTGTTTCAATCCCCTCGTTGCGGCCGGTTACATATACTTTGCCATCCGTCATATGCCATTTTGCATTACAATCCGGTACAATATCCCCAATAACCTTGCCGGCGGCTCCTTTTACTGTTTTGCCGCCCTTATAAACCTTGTTTGTTGGCAAACTCAATTTGCCAACTTTCAACCCGGCGGCGTGGATAGCATCCGTCAAAATCTGTTTGGCCGTAATGTCCTTCTTATAGGTTTTATTAATGGTCTTTGTCAACCAATTATCTGTTACATCTGCGATGGTTATAGTTGTTTTTTTATCGACTCCATCCCACCCTGTAACAACCTTTTTAATGGTCCCGGATAGGATTTTGCCAACATCCCCGGAATAGCCGGCATTTAATGTTGCTTTGGAGCCTTTTTTAAATTTCCGTATCGTTTTATCTGTTAGGTTATAAATGACAATATCGCTCATATCAACCTCCGGACCGTCCGAAAACTCAACATCAAACTCTATTGAAAATTCATTTGTAACTTTAACATCACCAACGATAAACTCTATTTTTCTACCGAAAAAATCACTCATCCGGATCACCTAAAAACAGAAAAACAGTTTCGTTTAATTGGTCCCATCCAACGCGGGTTTCTTTTCCGGCCTCATCAAACGGAATTATAGGCCATTCGGGTATAACCGAATCATCCGGGTAAGAACCAAACAACGCCCGGCCATAAACTATTTTCTCGCCTTTGATAATGAGAATGTCATTTTTATATAAATCCATTGTGAAAAAATCAAAACGTTTATTATAGTCAATAACAAATGTAAATTCATCCTCTGCAATATCCATTTGGAACTCATATGGAATACTTGTTTTGTCTATGTCCATGTATTTCATCCGCCTGGCCTCCTTATGGTATTAACAATTTCATTCCGGGTGATATTCTATCCGGATCGGGACCAATAATTTTTTTATTGGCGTTGTAAATTTTCATGTAATAGGTTTTTGTGCCATGGCCATAATATTTTTGGCTAATCTTGCTCAATACATCGCCCTTTTTAACAATGTAATAACGTTTATTTGGCCCTTTGGTTGTCGGTTGTTTTTTCCCGGCGCTCGTTTTGCTTTTCGGCTTGCCTTTACTGCTTTTATACTTTTCTGTTTTCACTATTTGGCTAACCTTCAAATTAATATCGAATTTATACGCGGTCCCGGCAACGTCAACATCTTTTGTTGAGGATATGCTTTCAATAAGAGCATTCTTTAGGGAATAGCGGCCAACATAAGTCAACCGCGTTCCCGCATCTGCATATTTTTCTAATTTGGATAACCTTGTCATGGCATCCGAACCGGTGCAAACTCCGGATATTTTTAATTTTATCGGATCTTTTTTTACATGATCCGTAATGCTTAACCCGCTTTCAATCGGCTTGTCCGTTGTTTCAACGCTTTTATCCCGGTCCTCGGAATAGACAACATCTAATTTAACCGTCCCTAATTTCGGCATTGCTTACCCTCCTATCAATCGAACGCCAACCCCAATTGGCTAAATAACCGCTCTAATTCGTTTTTAGCGGCCTTTGCGGCTTGTTTTCCAATCTCTTTTGCATCCCCGGTTGCTCCGTTTACCTCAACTTTAACAGATGGCGCAAAAACGGTTGAACCTCCCCGCATTTTTCCGGTTGGTGCAACTTGCGCCCCCATGTCTAATTTAGGTTTTCCGCCCCCTGTACTGGATAAAACGCCCGCGGCTCTCAATGCGTTGGACTGTTTGGCGGTTAAAACGGCCTCATCCTTATGCAAAATACTAGGAAACTCATTATATGGAACCCGTTCCAAACCGGTTGCATAACGGCCAATTTTGGTTGTTGTATCGTTACTTGAAACCGGATTTTTAGCAATGTGTTTTCCACCCCAACTTACTTTTCCGATCGTCGGAATATGGAGGTTTGTTCCAGCTACTTTGTTAATTGCGCCCAATAATGTATTGATGCCGCCAATTAAACCGTTTATTTTGCCGATCATGAAATTTACAGCCGCTCCAGCCGCGCTTTTAATTGCCTCCCATGCAACGGCCATATGGTATTTAACAGTGTCCCAATTTTTATATAAAGCGATGCCGGCGGCAACTAGTAAACCAATACCAACGGCAACCCATGTAAATGGATTAGCTAATAATGCGGTATTGAAACCCCATGCCGCTAATGTTGCTAATACGGTCCCGGTCCGGAACGCTTTTATTAATGTGATTATACCGCCAATAACTTGCATTGTTTTAAATGCGGCAACCATCGCCGTAATGCCTCCAGCCAATGCCAAAACCGTTGTTGATACTGCGGGCCAATTGTCATTTACCGCGCTTGTTATGCCCTGGATCGCTCCTAAAACGGTTGTCCCTAATGGCGCTAAATCTTGAATTAACTTTTTGAATATGTCCCATAAATTGCTAATCGTATCAACCAAAACCGGGCCGTTTTGCATTGCATAGCTTACGAAATTTTGAAACCCTTGCGATTGTCCAAAACTAGCGGACCATGATTTAAATTTGTCGGTTAATGTAACTAATTTCTCCTCCAGCATCGCGCCATACGGAGAAAAGGCCATAATTATATTCATTATCCCTTGAATTGCATTTCCGCCGATGGTTGCAAAATTTTGCAATGCTCCAGCGCCGTTGGATGCTAACCAATCGAAAAACTTTTGCATTCCTCCGCCGCTAATGTTTTGATCCATCGTTTCTAATAAATTGGTAAAGACGACGCTTACCGCTTTTATAGTAGGCTCCAAACCTTTTAACAACTCTTTGACAATGTGTAAAGCGGTCCCGAATTGGTTGAATACATCCGGCGCGAATTGCTTTTTAAAATCACCAAAAAATGATTTAAAATTTTGCAATTCTTTAAGCGCAAATCTCTCCTCTTTGCTAACACCTTCCATTGCGGCGGCCAATGCTTTTTGCGCCTTTATCCGTTCTTTTGCGGTCCCGGCACTATCTATTTTCTTTTGCAATGTTTCGATCTCTTTTTCTTTGCTAAATAAGTCGGTCAATATTGGCAATGCTACCGCTCCGAATGCTCCAGCGGCAACCCCGGCGGCGGCTAATGAGGCGGTCAAACCTCCAACGGCCAACAATAACGGAGCGGCGGCGGCAACGGCTCCAGCGGCTACCAATGTCCACATCGCGCCCAATCCTACAACCCTTAATGTTGTTAACGAAAATGCGTCGCCTAATCCGTTTACTTCATGACCTGCGCCATTGGCTCCATCTTCAACGGCCCCCAATGCGGCCTCCGCGGCGGCGGATGCTAAAACGGCATCTATACCCATTTGGGTAAATTCGTCGCCCACATCGTCAATTTGATGGTCCAAATGCCGCAACTCGTCCTCTATTTCATTCAATGCACTATCAACCCGGATCAAATCAGATACATCAATATCAGAAAAATCAATACTAACAACTAAATCACGAATGCTCCCGCTCATGGTCAACCCCCTTTATTTGCGGCTTTTTTGCTATTCCTTTCGGCCATTCCAATTGCGGCCAATGTTTCCATTACATCCTCC